TTCCCTGATAACGAATGAATTTCTTTTTGCGCTAAAAGGCGAAAACGGCAGGCGCAAATATAATGAAATGCGATTAAACGATCCGGTTATTGGATCAATACTTTTTACAATTGATATGTTGATTAGGTCTGTGCGTTGGGATTTGGCCGCACCAAATGAAGAAAAAGAATCGTTCGAGATTAGAGACTTTGTTAATAGTTGTATGCATGACATGCAATATCAATGGACCGATTTTATTAGCGAAGTTTTGGAAATGTTACCGTTCGGTTTTTCGTTCTTTGAAACCGTTTATAAGCAACGGTTAAATAACAAAGAATTTTCATCGAAGTACAGTGATGGAAAAATCGGTTGGAAAAAGTTTGGCATTCGCCCGGCAATAACTTTGGACCGTTGGAAGTTTAATGATTCAGGCGATGTGATTGCATTTATTCAAAACATGCCTAGTGGTGGATTCGTTGAAATCCCGATTGAAAAAGGATTGTTGTTTAGAACGACAATCAAAGGCGGAAATCCAGAAGGCCGGTCAATCTTGCGAAACGCTTATCGACCTTATTATTTTAAGACAAAATTTGAAGAGATTGAAGGGATAGGAATTGAACGGGATTTAGCTGGTTTGCCAGTGGCTGAAATCCGATCTGATTATTTAGCAACGGATGCGCCCGCCGATAAAAAAGCGCTCGTTGTTGCAATCAAAAAGATCCTAATGAATATCAGGTTGAATCATCAGGCTGCGATTGTTTGGCCGATTGAGTTAGACGACAACGGGCATGAAACTCTTAGGTTAAAACTTTTAACTTCCGGCGGTAAAAGAGAGTTTACCCTTGATCCTATTATCAGCAGGCATAACCGTTTAATCGCAATGACATGCCTCGCTGATTTCATTTTATTAGGACATGAAAAAGTTGGTTCTTTTGCATTGTCAAGCGATAAAACCGCCTTATTTGTTAGCGCGTTGGGCGCGTGGTTAGGATCAATTTCCAGCGTTATAGAAAACAATGCTATTCCTAGTTTGCTAAGGTTGAACGGTTATATGGACCCTGGAAATTATCCTAACTTAATTCACTCCGATATTGAATCGCCGAATTTAACCGAATTAGGTACGTTCATTTCTTCGCTGTCTGGACTAGGCATTGACCTAACGGACCTTGAAACTGAAAATAAGTTAAGGTCTATCGCTAATTTGCCGACTATCACGGATGACAAATAATGATAAGCAAGCGAAAATATAACAAAGATAAAACGAGGGTTTTTGATTTGAGCAAGGCAACCGCAGAATCAAGGGCGGTAAATCGTGCTGCTCAAAAATTGGTAACTAGCAACGAGAAAAAGTTAATCGCAACTGTTGAACATTCAATAACATTAGTAAGAAATCAAGTTAGAATAACTCAGTTAACATCTATGATAACAGTTGGGGATGTTGGCAAGGCTACAGAATATGCAATTTCGTTTGTTGGTGAATTTAGCAACGAAATAGAATCGATATCTAAACCGCTTTTAGAAACGTTTATGAGCGCTGGCGAACTTGAAACGGTAAATGTTAATTTATTGTTAGCAAAGCATCGACCAAAAGCCGGTCGAATGATCTTTGACTCAGGCGACACAAAAGCCGCTGAATTTATGAGGAAAAAAACTCTTAAATCTATCAAGCAAATAACCGATGGATCAAGGGCCGCGATCAAAGACATTCTAAAAAAGACCGTGGGAGTTGAGGCTGAATATACTCCGATCAAAGCAGCGCGGTTAATGAGGGAATCGATAGGGCTTAACGAACGTCAAGCAAACGCCCTGGAAAAGTTCAGGGGAAAATTAGTTAAGCAGGAATTATCTGACAAAGTAATCAATAAAAAGGTTGAACGATATTCAACTAAATTAATTAATGCAAGAGCAAAGAACATAGCTCGGACTGAAACTTCGCAAGCCGTTTCTAACGGCCGCAAACAATCATGGGAACAAGCGCAAAAAAAATATGCGCTTGACAATGAAAAAATAGAAAGAATTTGGACAACGGCGAAAGACGAAAACGTTTGTGAAATATGTGAAGAAATGGACGGTAAGAAAATATTCGGAATTGATGCAGTTTGGACCTTGCCAACCGGTGGACAAACAGCCGTAGCCTTTGCACATAATCTTTGCCGTTGTTCTGAAAACGTAGTTTATAAAGGGTGGTAAAATGATAGATGAAAAGCTAGCGTTAATTCACGCTCTACATTCAACATTATTTGATGAATTAAAAAAACAAGAGTTATCTATTGATGATGATGAATTGAGCAATGCCTTGTTTGATGTAATAATCAACTCTAGCCCATCAAAAGAATACGTTTCCGAGATACTGGGTAGGATCAAAGAACTCCCGGCATGGCTGAAAAATGAAATCATAACTACATCAAGAGCAAAGGCTGGTGGAAAGTCAAGCAATCGGAAGCCGGAAAAGTTAACGACGATTGGCAAGATTGCATTAGCTGCGTTATCTGATATTAAGTTAAACGAGTTGACTAAAGCGGAATTGCAAGAAGCGTTTGAATTGGTTGAGCGATCTTACGCCGAAAAACTAATTGACAAGAGCGAAGATTATTCAGACGAAGTAACATTAGCTAAGAAGTTAATTAGTGAAATGGATGTTAAGAAATCGAAGCCAAAAGAAACGAACAATAAAAAGTATTCAATTCTTGCCGCTATTTTAAAGACGACCGCTAGCGGCGAAATTGAAAAAGCATTTATTGAAAAACATAAGGACGCAATTTATGATAACGCTAAATTGTTCCTTGCGGGAAATGCCGGATTCTCGGTTAGCGTTTCGCCGCTAGAAAAAGATGCAGCGGTCCTGTGTGTAAAGAATGATGGAAAGTTTTCAAGCTATCAATTATTTGAGGATAATAAAGTTATTCCGCTATTGGCTAAAATGGCAGGGATAAAAAATAGCTGCATTGTTTTGGACGATAGATTGGATGAAAAAATAATTAATGGTTTAGACGATGAAGATTTGTTTAACTATCTAGCTAAGGGACTCGCAGAATCTAAACCGGACTTAACTTTTGATATCCTCGAAAAAAGTGAAGAGCGACAAATTGTTTACGGCGTTGTTATGGAGCCGGAAGCAACCGACACTCACGGCGAAGTCGCAAGCGCTGATGTGATCGAACAATTAGCGCATGATTATTTGATGAACAGTCAGACGATAAAGTTACAACATATAATCCCAACATCGGGAGCTAAAATCATTGAATCATATATAGCGCCGATGGATCTTAAGATAAATGGCAACGATGTTGTCAAGGGCTCCTGGATTATGGCGATGAAAGTTCTTGACAATGATATATGGGAAAATATAAAAATAGGTAAGTACACGGGGTTTAGCATCCACGGTATTGCAGTAAGGGAGCCAATCAATGGATAAAAAGAAAAGTGATAAGGCGAAAGATAGAATTGTCAAGGGGTTACTTGATGAAATATCACTTGTCAAAAAAGGTGCAAATAGATGGAAATTTTTGTTAACAAAATCAGATGAAGGGATTGAAAAAATGGATAAAGAAAAACTTTCGGCATTGCTTTCTATGGTAGAGAAAGCGGATATCTTAGATGAAGATATGGAAAAACTTATTTCAAAGGCGGATATCAGCGATGAAGCAAAGGGCGCTATTTTAAGCGCTATTAAAATGCTTAAAGCCTATGAAAAAGAGATTCCAGCGGCTGTGATTAAAGGGTTGTCGGATATGTTGGGGGCCGATGAAGAGAAGAAAGAGGAAGTTTCCGAGAAAAAGAAAGAGGAAGCGCCGGAAATTAAAAAAGAATACAAATTAGGTTCCGTCATTAAAGCGGATGGTACGCTTGACACTGATAACGTTCCAAAAGAAATGATTAGCGCCGTAACCGAATTGTATGAACTGCAAAAAGCACAGGCTAAAAAGCAAGCGGATTTTGAGGCGCTAGTAACTGCGCAAAAGATGGAATTGAAAAAAGCAGAGGTTCTTTCTAAGGCCGCAAAGCTTGACAGCATCCCGGATAATAAGGAACTAGGAAATGCGCTTTTCAATATTGAGCATGGCACCGACGCCGAAAAAGCTAGTGGTATCGCCGTAATTATGAAATCGCTGGATGCAGCGAATGAAATTGTTAAACAAGGCGCGATCTTTAAAGAAGTCGGTTCTAGCCTTGAACAAAATAACAATTCGGCATGGGGTGAAATTTGTAAAAAGGCCGAAGCTTTGATTGAAAAATCAACTGAGGCTTTAGCCGGACCGGAAGCACGTCAATTGGTTATGGACAAAGAGCCGGAACTTTACATTAAATATCTTACCGAACAAAAAGAGCTTAGTAAATAACCTCTATTTTAAATAAGGAGAAAGTTTATGTCTAGTATTAATGATGATGGTCGATTCCTTGCCGGGGTTGACTTGTCGAGCCACCAGTATTGCGCGGTTATCTTGGACGCTAATAATGTTTGGCAGGTCTGCGCAGCCGGAAAAGCAGCCGGCGGGATTTTGCAAAACAAACCGAAGCTAGGCCAGGCCGCAAGTGTTCGGCGGTTTGGTGTTTCGCTCGCAAAAACTGGCGGTACATTTGCCATTCCTGCATCGTTGGTTGTAGGTGCAGGGGGTACGCTGATTGAAACGAGCGGAAACTATGTAAATACACTAGATACTAGCGCGGTGGACCCCGTTCAGGGGGAGTTTGTCGTCGCTACGGCAGATCAAGTGTCCGGCGCGGCGGACACTGTTGTAAACGTATTCATTAATCTCATGGGCGCGATTCCGTTTTAACCTTTAATTGAGTCAAAAAAGATGACTTTATTTTTCGCAATTATCATAAGGAGTTTTGAAAATGAATCCACAACCGGGCGACCTTCACGTTAATAAACCGCTTACCGACGTATGCGTTAGTTACATGCAACAAGATGATCATTTTGCATACTGGAAGCTCTTCCCGCCGGTCAGCGTTCAAAAGCAAAGTGATATCTTTGCCGTATTTCCGAAAGGTGCGTGGTTTCGCAACGATGCTGAATACCGCGCTAATGGCACGGAGTCGGCTGGTGGTCAAGGGTTCGATGTCGATTTGTCGAAGACTTATTATTGTAATATCATTGGTCGCCATTACGATGTTAGTGATAATCAACGAGCTAATTTTGACAATCCGATATTCGACCCCGAAAAAAATGCGACTAAATTTGTTAGCGCAAAACTGATGCTAGCGGCGGAAGCTAGTTTTGCAGCTAAGTTTTTCGCTGCTGCATTGTGGTCAAATAACCCCGTTGGCGGGGTTAGCGGCGGCGGAACTGACTTTGTTTTTTGGAGTGATTATGTTAACTCTGATCCGATTGCAGATGTTGACGTATGGAAAAACGCGATTCTTAATGCAACTGGCAAGGAACCAAACCGCCTTTTGATTGGCAATGATGTTTGGTTGATTCTTAAAAATCATCCCGCCATTCTTGCGCGAATGAGTGTCACCCAACAGCGGACTCTTACTGTGAAACTAGTCGCGGAAATTTTAGAGCTTGACAAGTTGGTTGTTGGCAAGTCAATTTACAACGCGGCTGCAATTGGTGCGACCGATGACATTAAACCGTTCTATACAAAAGACGCTCTTTTGACGTATAGTAACCCGAACGATAAACCGGATATCAATGATCCGAGCGCTGGTTATTCGTTTGTTTGGGCCGGTCGTTTGGGATCAAACAATCAAGGCGCGCGGATTAAAAAGTTCCGCATGGAACATTTGACAGCCGATCGCGTGGAGGGCGAACTATGTATTGATCAAAGAATTGTTGCCTCTGATTTGGGCGTTTTCTTTAACGGCGCTATTGCTCCTTAATGTTACATTTGGAAAGAGGGCGGATTTTTGCCCGCCCTCTTTCCTTCGAGGTTATTTAATATGTCATTTTCTTATGATCCTACTTTATCAAATACCGTTTCTAAAATTAGGTTTCGCATTGGTGATAAATCAGAGCCCGCGTTATTAACCGATGAGGAAATCTTAGCACAATTTGATATGTGTTCATCTAATATCGACGAAACGAGCGCTGTTCTTTGCGAAAACCTAGCGGCTGAGTTTGCAAAAAAGTGCGATCAGTCTGTCGGCAGTGTAAGCATTAACTACTCGCAATTATCCGTTAGATTTTCAGAAATTGCAGCATCGATAAGACGATCAACGCAAAAAAACGCAGTTGGCATCCCATGGTTAGGCGGATCAAGTATTGATGAAATGGAGACCGAAGCGGAAAGAACCGACATCAACCAACCTAATTTTGTTATTAACATGATGAAAGATCAATAATGGCCGTATCGACAAAAGTGGATAGATCAAAACTTAATTGGTTATTGAAACAAATAGCTTTGCTGAAATATGCTCATTGTTTGGTTGGCATTTTTAGTCCTGAAATTGCTGCTTATGCGATCATCAATGAATACGGTACGAAGCCCGGAACGAAACCAAAAATCCCGGAACGCTCCGTTTTTCGCGCAACAATTACAGCGAACAGAAAAAAATATACTAGCGTTCTTAGGGAAGGTGTCGGCAAATTAATTACTCAGGACACGACGGCCGAAAAGATTTTGATTAAGTTAGGCTCGATAGTTGAAACTGATATTAAAAACGCAATGACAGATATTAGAACACCAATGAATGCTGATTCCACAATTGAACGCAAGGGATTTGATAATCCTTGGATCGAAACGGGCGCGGCGAGAAATAGTGTAACAACGAAAGTCTTTACCTAATGTTAAGTTTACTTGATATCAAAATGTTATCGACAATAGTTATTAGGAGCTATGAACCACCAACCACTGTTAAAGGTAGAGTCGTAAAAGGCGACTATGCCGACACTTCGATTAGTGCGGTTGTTCAAACGTCAAGCTATAAACAACTTTTAAATTTGCCCGCTGATTTACAAAAGACAAAAGCAGCGATAACTATTTGGTCCGATGTTGCCCTTAAAGTATCCGATGAAAAAACAAATGATGTTTCAGATGAAATAATTCATAACAAAGAAACATATACAGTTTACTTTACTCGCGACTGGTCGCAACTTGATATTGCTCATTTTGAATCTATCGCAATTAAGAATGGTAAATAATGCAGCCTAGCAGCAAAACAATACAAGACGCGGTTTTTGATTTTATTAAATCCACAACCGGATTAAGTGATTCGAAAATCATATATCAGGATCAATCGACAACCGCACCCAATGAACCTTATGTTACCCTTAAATATATTCAATGGTTGACTAGTATTGGATCGCTTCATAAATTGAATCCTTTAAGATTGTCCGAATCGATGTTATTTAAACGTTGTTTAGATTCTATATTTAGGGTTGACATTCAATTATTCGGGGATGATGCATTTGATTTAGTTAATAAGATAACTATGGCATCCGCTGACGAAAATAAATGTACTGATTTAAGTTCAAAGCAAGTTGAGACTTTGCAAATAACTGATTTAGTTATAGGTCAAGATTACAGCATATCGATTGATGGTGAAGTTATTAGTTATACAGCTATTAGCACAATAGAAGATGTTATTAACAACTTAGTTTCATTAGCAAATAGCGAGACACTTTCTTATGTATCAATAACCGCAACAAAGTTAAGTGCTGATTCTTTTTCGATAAGTAGTAAATTAGGGCAACTTTTTATTTTTGACAAGTCAGAATACATTGATGTATTATCATCAAGCGAGGGTTATTATATTGCAATAAATAATTGCTCTGATATAACTAACTTGACCGGGTTTTTTGAAACGGATGCAACTACTAGGTTAGTATTACAATTAAATTTATCAACAATGATGATTGATACGGTTGATAATGATTCAATAGAAGCGGTTGAAATAACTGGAAATGATAAAACTTTTATTATAAGGAGTTTATAGAATGTCAAAACAAACAGATATTGTTAATGTTGCAATTAGCAGGGATACAAGCACTTTATCTAAAGCGGCATTTGGTTATGGCATGGCGCTAACGGTTACGCATAACTTGAAAGGCCTGCGAATTAAACCATATTCTAATGCCGATGATGTGCTAGATGATTTTGATACTACATCACCAGAATACCTGTCGGCGGTTAAATATTTTTCCCCCAACATTGCACCTGACTTGTTTTATATCGCAACGGTTGCGGTTGATTCCTGGGTTGCAGTGGTAACTGACGCTATTGAGGGAAATACTTATGTTCTTGATTTTGCAATAAACAGCGAAACTTTTTCTTATACATATACAGCATTATCAGGTGATACCGTCCATGATATAGGCCAGGCATTGTACGATCTAATGGCGGCTGATGTTGATTTTTCCGCGTTATTTGATGTGACTTTTTTGCACGGTGCTCAATTGTACGGATCTGATGAAGTCGATGTCACCAACGCTTTCACCATCGAGGTGAAAGTTAGCGAGACAGTTTGGGGTGTAACCGCAGAAGATTCTACAGGTACTATTATATTCGGCGATGGTGTTTGGACGGAAACTTATGCGAAAGCATTGACGGCGATTTTAAAAGCAAATAGCAATTGGTATGCATTTGGTTTTCTTTATCGAGTTGACGATATAACAATGGATCTGGCTGCTTGGACTGAGGCGGCTGATGTAGGTAGGGCGTTCTTCTATTCGACCGGGAACCCTGATTGCGTTGATCCACTAAAAACAGATGATATTATGAGTGCACTTCAAGCGCTGTCTTATGATCGATCGATTGGCGTATTTCATCATGATGCTAGTTATTGTGACGGTGTTGACGAGGTTGAATCCGAAAACGATCCTTACGCAGAGTTTGCGTGGATGGGTCGAATGTTGCCTACCGATTTGGATCAAACAACGGCTACTTGGAAATTTAAAACGTTAGTCGGCGTTCCGGTTGATTCATTAACGACAACCGAATATACAACGTTGCGTGGTACTGGCCCGGACTGTTCCGGCGGTAAAAACGGAAACGCTTATATCGAGGTAGGTGGCACATACATTACAATCGAGGGCAAAGTTGCTAGCGGTGAATTTATCGATACGATCATGGGTATCGATTGGTTAGTTGCGCGGATGACGGAGAAGATCTACGCGCCTTTGGTCGCAAATGATAAAGTTCCGTTTGACGACGATGGGATTTCTTTGATTGAATTGCAAATCAGGACCGCGCTTGGAAACGGGCTAGCCACAAAGTTCTTTCGATTTGATGCTGATTTAGGCAGCCAGGGATTTCAGGTGATTGTTCCGTTGGTTGGTGAAACCGATGTAACAGATCGCGGAAATCGATATCTTAAGGAGATCACTTTTCAGGCACGGCTCGCAGGGGCTGTCCATGCCGTTTATGTAGCCGGACGGGTAACAGTGTAACAAATAACTTTAAGGAGTTAAGATATGCTTAAAGAGTATGATCCTAAAAAATTTAAAATCATAGTTGGAACGAAGGCTTTAAGTGGGTTTGCCGATGGTACTTTTATCAAAGTCGGAAGAAACGCCGTTGCTTGGACAATGTTAATCGGTGCAAGTGGTGAAGGTGCAAGAGCCAGGCAGAATGATAAAAGTGGCTTTATTGAAGTTACTTTAATGCAAACTTCTGACGATAACGCTTACCTTTCAGCGGTCGCAATCGCAGACGAACAAACGGGGGCGGGGATTATCCCATGCTTGATAAAAGATAACGGGGGAAATTCCGTGCATCAAGCCGCACAATGTTTTATTGAAAAAATCCCGGACGATGAAAGGGGCAAGGATGTTGGAAGTGTTATTTGGCGGTTACTGGCCCCTGCACTTGACCTTTTCCCGGCTGGAAGTAACTCAGCTGTTAATTACAGCGCATAAGGGAAAATAACAAAATGGACCTTACCAGAAATACGACCATTAATAATACCGAGTATGAAACTTCGATTTTTACCGGGACAAAATCACTTCGTATTTTTACGAGGCTTGTCAAGGTGTGTTCATCGTCAATCGGAAATGGACTAAAAGGGGCGGATGTTTCCAGCCTAACCGATGCATTTAAAAATATCGAAATTGGGGATATTATTTCTAAACTATCCGATAATTTCGAGCCTGTTTTTATCGACAAGTTGATTAAGGAAATCCTTGAAAACACGACTTGTAATAATACACAAGTTGTCAAGAATTTTGATATTCTTTTTCAAGGAAAATTGTTGCATATGTTTAAGGTTGTTCTTTGGGTATTGGAGGAAAACTACGCGGATTTTTTCGAGGGTATTTCACAAATCCAACCGGAGGAAAAAGAAGCGGAATAAATGCAAGTTTTGAAATACCTAAAGAAATACCTCAAGAGGTAGTAACCGATGGGTTGTTACCTCTATGGCGATTGTGGTTAAGTAGATATTGCTCGTTAAGCGAACTTGAAAAAATGACAATACAAGAAATTTTTACGGCAAATGCATTGTTAGACTTTAAGGAGTCTCAAAAAGCAGAGGCGATTAAACAAATAGCGGCGGGTTTTTAATATGGCAAGTTTTACGATATCTGATTTAGTCACTAAGTGGGGATTTGATGTTGACGAAAATAAGTTAAAATCTGTGGACAAAGAATTTGGCAAACTACAAAATAAAGCCGATGTAGTTGCCGCAAAATTTGAAAAAGTGGGAGCCAAATTAAAGTCAGTCGGCAAGGGATTTTCCGCTGGTGTTACCGCGCCAATTATGGCATTAGCTGCAATTTCATTAAAAGCCGCAGCTAGTCTTGATTTTACCAATCGAAAATTTAAGTTTTTATTTGGCGATAGTTCAAGCGAGGTTAACAACTGGGTTAACTCAATTGAAAAAAGCGTTGTTCGGGGAACGGGAACAATTAAGGGTGTTTTGAATACAGTTCAACCGCTGATTAAAGGTTACGGCATAGCGGGCGATGAGGCCACCGAAATGGCAAAGGGATTAACTACAGTCGCCTTTTCTATGTCTGAGTTTAACGAAGGTATGAGCGATGACAGCGCGAGTAAGATCCTCGCAAGGGCGCTTTCCGGCGGTGTCAAGGGGTTGAATAAATACGGAATCGCAATTACTACGCAGATGCTAGAAGAGGAACGGGAGAGGATGGGCCTAAAGGGTTCTGTCGAAACGCTTGACGCTGCATCCGCGGCAAGGGTCAGGTTTAACGTTGTTATGCGTCAAGCAAAAGATGTCATGAATTTTTCCGCCGAAAACTCCGCCAGCTTGGAAATGAAAACGCGGAAATTAAAAGAAAGATTTGCAGATATCACCGAAGTTTTAGGCGGTCCGCTTTTAGATTCCTTCTCTAAAATCATCGGGAAGTTTGCCGACTTGGCGGATAAAATGTCAAGGATGGATAAAGAATCAGTTGACGCTATTGTTAAATGGGGATTGCTAGTGGCCGCAATTGGGCCGGTTTTAATTGCTACTGGTTTTATGGTTAGCGCAATTGGTAAAATAATCCTTTTTATTAAGGTATTAAAGGGGTTGGCTTTAGCGTATCGGCTTGTTGGGATTTCGGCATTATGGGCGCAAGTCCAAATGTTTTTAATCCCTATTGCGATAATCGCGGTTGTTGGAATTATCACTTATTTTGTTTACAAGAATTGGGATAAGATTGCAGCGTTTTTTGTTGGTGCTTATTTGTCGGCAAAAAAGGCGTTTTTAAATGCAATTGTTTGGATCATGGATAATTGGTTATATCTTGTTTCATTTCCAGTTGCATTAATTGTTTATCATTGGGCTGAAATCAAAAAGTTCTTTGCTTTCATTTGGTCAATGATTGTTAAAGCATTTGGATTTGCATTTGTTTGGCTAAAGAAAAACTGGTTATATTTAGTCTCATTTCCAATTGCGTTAATAATTAAAAATTGGGATAAGATAAGATTATTTTTTAAAGGTATTTGGTCAAAAGTAAAGAACGCTTTAAAGAGCGTTGCAAAATACGTTTATAAGTTTTTGAGCGATACGTTAACCGGTAGTATTAAAAAAATAAAAGACGGCTTGACAAAACTTAAAAACAAGATTCCGTTTTTGAAAGATAAGATTGATATAGAAACAACCGTACCGGATACAACCGGAACGGAACAAGCGGCAATGTTTGGTCTTATGCAAAAGTTTGCTTCTATCCCTAGTTTTTTAGTTCCTAATATGAGCGGGATTTCTAGCGGTTCTGGAAATAGCGCAAATAATAAGTTTGAAATTAATGTTAAAAACGAATACACTATAGCAAGCAATGATCCAAGCGCAGTTGTGAATACAATTGCAGCTAATCAAGACTCATTAGCTAATGAGATAACTACTAAAATCGCTAATGACCTTAGAATTAAATTAGGATTATTGGGGGTTGCCTAATGTCATTAGCGTTAGTTTTGAATCCACCGACAAACGTACAATTCCGGGATAGGCTAGCCGACGGAAGCGTTAAGCAGCTATTTATGCCAGCTTATTTAACATTAGATGCATCAATAACTGAAACCCATGCATTCTCTAATACAATAACCAATCATCCGGTGCAAACATCAAACGGAAACTTTCAGGATGTTTCAGACAACGTACAATTTAACCCGGTTGCATTATCCATTGATGGGATAGTTTCAGACTCCCCGATTAGTTATTTATCCGGGTTAACATTAGGTGCATCATCTTTTACACAACTGACCGGTAAACTTTCACCCTCGCTGTTAGCTTATGAGGCGATGTTAACTTTGATGAAAACCGGCTTGCCGTTCGATGTTATTACATCAAGAAAACTTTTTCCTTCGATGCAAATCGAAAATTTAGATGTTCCGGTTAATGCAGCGGTTGGAAAGTCGTTTCAGTTTTCGGCAAAATTGCGAGAAATTACATTGATAGAATATGGTATGGGAACGACTGATTTAGATATAGCGGCTTTTCCATATACGCTAGGAATGGTTTTATCTTCACCCCCTAGCGCTGATTTAATAATTGCAGCAGCGTTATTTGTTGGTCAAATTGGCATTTCATATTTGGATTAAATAAATGGGTATTTTCTCAAGTGCAAGTGTAACAATCGATGAAAGTGCAATAATCGAATTTCCGCTTAAGTGGGTAAATGCAATCTTAACCGCAACGGTTACGTTAAGTGGCGTTTCCTATAATGTGGAATGTTATTATAACACAAGATTAGGTCAATGGACACTCAACTTAAAAGACAGATCAAATAATGATATCTTTACTGGGATGAGAATGTTAACCGGAGTTTTGATAAATAAGAACTATGTTGCAACTAGCTCCCCAAGTGGATCATTATTTATTATCGATACGTTAGGAAAAAACGATGATCCTAGTAGGGACAATTTGGGTTATGGCAAAAGATTTAGGTTATTATACGCAGAATTAACGGTTGAATAAATGGCATTTTTATTTAATAGAAATTTCGAAATAAAGGTTGATCAAGGCAACAAGCCCCCTCTTGATTTAACCGGGCTGCATACTCGTTTCAGTTGCGAAAAAACCGCCGAATCCAGCCCGGATATTATAGAAGTCGAAATATTTAACTTAAGTAAAGATAATATAAATAAGATTCAACTTTATGGCGATACCATTTCTTTGTCGGCAAGCTACGGAAAAACCGAACTAGAGGTTTTTGCAAGCGGTGATATTACATCGGCGAAAGCGGCAAAAAGCGGGGTTGATCGTGCCACTAAAATCAACGCGGCGGATGGTGTTATAGCCTACACAGAGTCAACCTTCAACGGGACTTCTCCAAAAGATGATAACGGTTCGGTGATAATAAATTCTCTTTTTTCCGCGCTTACCGGCCAATTTGTTAATCGTCGTAAAAGCAAATTACATGGCAAACAGTTATTTTTATCGTCGTCGATTGCTTATAAATTAGGGTTGAATCTTGGACTTGCAACTAGCCAACTTCCAGGTACAATAACTCCCGAAATTCCATTCTCTGGATACAATCGACCGACAGCGGTATTTGGTTTAACCGCTGAAAATTTAAATAACATTTGCGCTCGATTTGGGTTATTATGGACAATAGATAATTCAATGGTTGATGTTTTTTCAGTTAATGGTGATAACGGCGATTTTCCAATTGAGGTAAATAATTCAACTGGATTAATCGGGGAAGTTGAGTTATTAGATAATGGCGGTTGTGAGTTTACAACATTGTTAAATCCAAAATTAAAACCGCTTGTTGGTGTCAATGTAAAATCGCTAAATACTATGGGAAAATATCGAATAATCAAAGCAGTTATCTCAGGTGATACTAATGGCAACGATTGGTACACAAAATGCACTTGTGATAATCCTTATGGTTTGCTTGAATTTCCATTATTTGATAACTACGGAACGGCATAATGAGTCAAACGGTTCAAAAAAATAGTTCATCGATAGCGGGCTTAATAGAGATAGCTATTTTGCGAGCTATTAAGAATGTACGAACGGCAACCGTTGGGAAAATAACCGCTGTTAATGATGATGGTACGGTGAATATTCAACCTTTGATAAAAGAAATTTTGCCAACTGGCAACATTCCAAAGGCGCAAGATTTACCGATATTATTTAGCATCCCGGTCTTTACTTTTAGAACTACGAATTTTTATATTAGTTTGCCGGTCGCAATTGATGACATGGTTTTGCTACTAGTTACTGACAGATCAATTGATTCATTTTTAAACAATGCTAATATTGATCCGGTCGATAGTGGCGATACAAGAAGCAATAACTTAAACGATACGATTGCAATTCCTGGAATTTTCCCGTTTTTGTTTCCACCGTTATCAAAGTATGAAAATAAGTTGCAAGTTGGTTTTACCAGCGAATCAAATCATGGTGTAATAACGATAGACAAAACTGGAAATATTGCAATTGAAAGCAATGCAGCGGTTAACGTAACAGCGCCGAGTGTGGCCGTTAGCGGTGATTCAATCGTTATCAACGCAGATATGCCGCTATCCCTAATTGGCGGAATGGTGGGAGTTGGCGCAACTGCTGAGTCTGTTGTTGGCGGCGACACAATGGCAATTAAGGACACAAAGGTTTTTATTGATACAATAATCGCAACAGTTGCGGCATGGGTTAACGCAGGAACGGCGACTCCTGGGGATATTACAACATTAACTGCCTTGCTAACTGCGTGTTTATCAGATACAGTAGGAATTGGATGAAAGATTTAGGATTAGATTTAGGCGGTGATTTGTCCTTCGATGACGGCGGATTATCCATCATTGAAGGTACAGACGTTATTAGGCAACGGCTCTTAATTCGGCTTAAAACATTCATGGGAGAATGGTTTTTAGATGTAAAATTCGGGACTCCGTATTATCAATATATTCTAGGAAATAGTTTTTTAAATATGGTCGTGATTAACGCAGCCTTTGTTTCAACTATTTTAAGTTGTCCTGGAATTATTAAATTAAATGATGATATTGATTATTCTATCGATGATGAAAGTAGAGAGCTAACAGTTTCATTTAGTTGCTTGACAAGTACCGATGAAATAGTCTCAATTACAGAGGTCTTTTAAATGACTTATGGATTAACTGCGAATGGATTTACTAGAAAAACCTTGCAAGAAATAAATGCAGAAATCGCATTAGCGTTTGAAGCATCGCCTATTTTTGGCGAAACAATTATCACAACAGCAGATTCCGCATTAGGCCAATTGATTTCAATCTTGGCAGAAAGAGAATCTTTGTTGTGGGAGTTGCTCCAGGATTTATATGATTCACTTAATCCAAATAATTCTGTTGGATTATCTCTTGATAACATTTGCAATCTTCTTTTGATTCAAAGGCACCCCGCTAGTTATTCGACCGTGCCAGTTACTTTAACCGGGATATCTGGTACAATTGTTCCGGTAGGGACAAGGGCGGCGGTTATTGGTACAGGTGATATATTCAGAAGTACAACTTTTCAACATTTCCCCGTATCCGGGATTATTAACGATACTTGGACCGCTTTAAATTCCGGGAAAGTTCATGCGCCTCTTGGCAAGCTATCTCAAAAAATGTCAACGGTTAGCGGTTGGACCTCAATTGTTAATACGGCTGATGAAGAATTAGGGGATGTAATCGAATCGGACGGCGATCTGAGGGTAAGACGCCTTGAAAGTTTACAAGTAATTGGAGCCGGGACAACTCCGGCATTACAGTCTAGATTGTTGGATGATGTTGCAAATGTTACCGATTGTTTAGTAATCGAAAACGAGACTGATTCTATTGACAGCGAAGGCCGTCCGCCTCATTCCGTGCATTGTATTGTGCGCGGCGGATTAGATGAAGCCGTCGCGTCGATGATATGGGAAGCAAAGGCAAGTGGAATCCAGACTTACGGAAGTGATTTAACAGTAGTAACCGACAATGAATTAAATGATCATAATATTTATTATGATCGACCGCAAGATTTAGATATCTGGATGCATGTTAAACTAACTGTTACCGCTGATTTTAATCAGGGAACAAAGCAAGTAAATATTTATGGCTTCACCGTCGCTAACTTATTCACATATACGATTGAAATAAATGGGGTTACTTACTCATATACATCTAGCGCGGCTGCAACTGCTAGCGAAATTGTTAATGGACTAATTAACGTTATAAATCTTGCCGCGAATATGCCGATAGCACCTAGCATTGTAGGCTCAACATTAAAGATCGAATCGTTGTATGCTGGCTATGAATTTGCATCCGCAAATGGTTTAAACGTAACTTTAGATTCTACGGTTTCCGCAACTGGAAATCAAATTGATATTGCCAATAACATTATTGTTCACTCGTTGATTATTCAAGAAATTGGAAAAGCTTTATTGCTTCATGATTACAGTACCCCGATTAATTTAACATCTGGCATATGGACATTGAACGCGGTTCTTACCGGGTTGACTTATCCCGCGTTAGGGGTTGTTAATATTTCCTGCTTATCCTATCAACAGTTTAAATTTGATTCAAGCCGGATAACTGTCGAAATAGACGGAACTGTTTAAATGACTGATAAAATAATAACTCATGTCATAGATGCAAAAAAACGGGTAACAACTCCGTTTAAAGATAAACCTAAATTTCTACAAACAGTTGAGATTTTCGCTAATCGTTCGCAGGAATTAGAAGATATAATTTATGATTTAATTGAAGGTGTTCGGCTTGACGATATCGAGGGAATAAACATAGATGATATTTATGGGAATCTTCTTGGCTTTGCTCGCAATGGGTTAAGCGATGCTGATTATAAAACTACGTTATTAGTTGTTGTAACTGTTCTAAGATCAAAGGGTGAAGGCGATAGATTGAATGCTGTCTTAAAAGCATTGACAAAATCGACCGCTGTTTTAAATAGAGAATACTTCCCCGCAAGTGTTATCTTAACTGCTAATACCGCGCCGACATTATCGAAGTCTTTAGTTAAGGAATTGATGCAAAAAACAAAGGGCGGCGGAATTAAATTATATGTTATAATAGCCGCAAGCGGGGCTTTTAGATTTAGTTCAGTGAGTCATCATGTTGTTGGTTCAACAACTGGTTTTGGCGAATATGGATTAACCGGAATAGGCGGAATTTTCGCTTATATTTTATAGAGGTTTAATATGAGTTTTCCTTATATCGAACGCCCTGATTACTACCCGTTTTGGTGTACTGCCGGAACGGTAGGGGTCGAAATTGAAGTGCCCCCGCTAGGTAAAATAGCAGCGGGATGGATAGTCGAGGAACCGCCGTATGAATTTATGAACTTCATTCAGCGGTTTACCGGCGAATGGTTAGAGTTTTATGATTATCTATTAGAGGATGTTGTAAGCGGTGTTATTTCGGGCCTTGCCGTTTCGTTGGGATCTGCTGCTGGATTATATACCGTTGCGCCTGGAAGCTATTTTGCGGCAAGCGGGCAGCGGGTTAACGTCAACTCAATAAGCGTTGATTTTAATTTAACTTGTCCTAGTCCAAATGTCGCTTCGCTCTATTATCGGTGGGATGCAATCGTTTTAAACCTTGACTCAACTTCGCTAGACCCTGATTTTGATTATATCGAAAACATTTTAACTAATCCGGTTTTTGACCGTGATACGCAATCAGTTTTGGCTTATTGTTGCATTGATATAAGTGCAGTTTATACTCTGCAAAAAATGTATCTTGTAACGAGCGATGAAAAATATTATTTGCAACTTCAGCTTGATTTGTCAAAATTAAATCAAGCCGGTGGCGGTACTTATGATTTAACTGGTTTTCAGTTTTACGACGAAACCCCCGTTAATCTAAAAATTCCATCTAATGTAACTTTAAATTGTAAGGGAACATATTTAAAAGTTGGTGATTTAAAATCAAACCAATTAGGAGATATGTTTTCTATTTGCGGCCTTAATTCAGTTATCGGGTCAATTGATAACTCAAACGAGCTAACAATTGCAGGTGCCGATTTATACGATAGCGGCGTTGGTTCGTTGGTTACGTTTAATAGTGGTGCGAACGCCGGCAATACATACAAGATCGATACTTTAAAAAGTGCTACTGCTTGCAAATTGGTCAACGTTGATAATTCAGACTGTGCTTGCATAACGGACCTGGCGGTTAATCTTGATGTAACGATAGTAAATGCAACGTTGCAAAATGCTGAAATATACGCCGATAGAATAACTGCACATCAAACAACGACAAGCGGCGTTGTTCTTTTTGGAAACACTAGCAATTGTAACCTTGAAAATGTAAACATTTATGCAACCACCTTAGCAACTGCCAAAACCGGCATAATGTTTTTATATGATAATGATGGAATAACGCTTGACAACGTTAATGTAAATAGTGGCGTATTGGGCGCATTTAGTACCGCTGCAATGCAGACAAACGGGGTACATTATGGGATCAACGAAAATTGGATTATTCACAGACTTAAAGTTAATCTTGATGCACTAAGAATCGAATCAACGGGAGTGGGGCCGCTAGAGTTTTTAAATTCTAACGTTGATTCTGTATCCATATCAAATGTAGTCAAAAAAGTTTTTTCGTCTCCTGATGTCGGGTGGATCGGTGAAATTGAAACAAAGGAACATAACACCGATGGTACTCATGATTTGCCCAATGAAGCAATAACTAAACCGCTTTTAGCGGATACAATAACATGGTGTTTGGCGTCGTTCTCGGTAAACATCACATCGAGCGCTAACGCTAGTACAAGCGCGATTTCCAGGGAATTAGCAGAAGATATTGACGGAGTAAGTCAAGCTGTTATTTATAAAGCTGGTATGGCTTTTCCCGTATCCGTAACCGGCGAGTATAATAACTGGTATTCTAGAAAAAGCGCTACTGGCATTTATCAAATAAAGCCGCCTCATTATTTTGAAGCGTCAGTTTGTTATCCACATTATTCACCGGATGATGTAATCTTTTTAATAACTTTATTAGGGACTCCTGCGATGCTAAGGGTAATATATGATGGTGTAAATAGCTGCTGGACTGTTCAAATCACTGATCATAATGGGAATAACCAAGATAACGGTTTTCAGATAACTGTTTTGAGTTGCAAAATATAATTGAACGAAAAAGCTTGACAACCAAGGAGGGTTGGAAGTGACTTCTATCACGTCGGCAATAGGTGTTATTACAGTAACTCTTTTAGGATTGTTTGGCCTTTATTTCAAGTTAAAAAGTGAAATCAAAACGGAGGCAAGTGAGTCAACGAAAAACTTTGTACTTGAAACAATGGGAAAAAAATGCACGCTTCAACAGAATGAATGCAGGCATTCCATGGAAAAGATTCACGGAAGAGTTGACGACATTTTAAAGACAATGCCTAAAATGAATGGTGAATTTAAAGAGCTAAAAGAAACGATTAAAAATCTGACTTTAGCCGTGAAAGAATACAATGACAATGACAAAAATCAAAAAAGCATTTAAACCTGGATTTAGAAAATTCTTTTTTGCCGTTGGGATTGAGGTTGCTTTATTTATTACTCTATTCATTAAGCCTGAATTGGCTTCCGTTTGTTTAGATGCAATGTGGAAAATAGGTGGTGTTTATTTAGGAGCCCAAAGCGCTCAAAACTTAGGTTCGATTATCTTCAATAAAGATAACGGAGAATGGTAATGAATTATTTTAAGCACATGGATATTGCAAAAAGCTATTTAGGCACGACGGAGATTCCAAACAAAGAGTCTAATGAAATAATCAATCGTTTTCTTTCCACGATTGGAATGCCACCTAATGACGAGGTGGCTTGGTGTTCGGCCTTTGCGAAAACTGTATTGATGGAAGCCGGTTATAATTGCGATAAAATAACCGCTGCTGCCGTTTCATTTAAATCGTTCGGCACGGAATCAAATCTTGAAAATATAACCTATGGCGATATAGTTATTTTCTATCGAAAAACCCCGCAAGACTGGCAAAGTCACGTTGCTTTTTTTGACCACATTGACGCTAGCACAGGGTATCTTGTCGTGCTTGGTGGAAATCAAAATAACTCCGTTTGTTTCAAAATGTATAGCACAAAGAAATTGCTTGCAGTTCGGAAGATTGTTTGATAAAGTTGTTTTCTCTTGATTCCCTACCCCTACCCCAACCGGCTATCACCCCTTAGATAGCCGGTTTCTTTATTAGTTCAGAGTGGTTTATTGCTGTTTTATTTTGTTGATTTATCAATACTCTTATGATATATATTATAAGTGATAAACAAACGACGATCGACGATGGGAATTATTTTATGGATTGCGTTTTTTTTGGGAATGGAATAGGAAATTTTATTTTAGCAACTCCGTTTTTGCAGAATTTAAATAATCCAATTATTTTTATCGAAAAAACTGATCCAAGATTAGACGCTATAAAAAGCATATCGAAGTTTAATATAATCGAATTAGACACCGATAAAGAGTTGAGCGGATATAGGCGGAAGTTTGTTTTGTGGGGATTTGATCATTCAAATTTTAGGCAAGCAACAAACGGCGCAGTGGTTCAACCAAAACCAGACTTTAAATCGGGGTTGTATGAAAAAGACAGCTATCTACAGTTGCTATCTGATTTTAAAAATTATCCTACTTCTATTAAGATTGATCCCGCGTGGAAAATGTATCATAAAAGTATTGAACCGTTGATCTGTATCGCTAACGGTTGCAATGCAAAATGGGCAGCTAAAAAATACCCATTAAATTTGTTAGAAAAGTTACTAGAACTTTTGGTATCAAAACTAAATGCTCGAATTGTTCTAGTTGGTGATAAGATTGATGAACATTTCTTTAAACCACTGAAATCTAATGATCAAATAAAAAATCATATTTGGGATTTTTCTGGTAAGTTTCCACTTGCCAAAACTGCGGATATTATTAGACAGTGTAACTTAATGATTAGTAACGATACTTGTCTTTTACATATTTCGGATGCTGTAGGAATTAAGTCAATCGGTTTGTTCGGCCCCACTTTTTGGACAAAAAACAGCCCGGTAAATGGGAATTGCACATTGATTCAATCTAGCAGCGGGGGTTGCGAGCATTTTAAATGTCTGCATTCTAAGCATTTATATGCTTGTCCTAATAACGTTTGTATCCAAACAATAACTATTGATAGTATTTTTGAAGCAGCAAGGGGGCTTTTATAATGGCCGTTTTTTTTAACAATGGGCATACTTTTGGCGGCAAAAAAAGACGACTAGGCGAAAAAATCAAT